CCCAATTTCTTTTTCTGCAGGTGCGATACCATGAAAAGGCAAGAAAAGAAATAGGTAGGTAGAAAGCTCATTTAAAGCCTTATTTTGGGTGGATTGAGGTTATTTAACACGGCGCAGGTGACGATGCTTTTCCCTTTGTCGGCTTGCCTTCTACTCTTCCTTTGCCCAACTATTAACATCCTCTATTTCCCCGCCTACTAATATTTCAATTGGTGTCATTTCTCGTCCCATTGCCTCTTTAAACCGTTGGTTGTTTTCCCTTTGAGTTGTCCCGTTCTGTATTTTTTCAACTTTTTCCTTAAAAGTATCTGTCATTAAATTTCAAAACCTCCTGTTTTATATTAGTAGTGGAAGAGCCTGCTAGTGAGGAGCGAAGTCAGTCGTTTTTGACGATGTCAGCGTCCTCCCGCCCGATACTATCTTTGGATAGCGATTCGGACCGTGTGGGCTCTTCTTAGCCCTTCAGCGTTTTCTCCCGGCTTTGGTTCCCGGATAGCCCGTTCTTGAAGAGCTTTTCTATACCGTCCAGTAGTTATCGTTTCCGATTAAAAGGGTTGTACTCTCTTCTAGCTATTGCAGATTCACTTGGTCCTTCTTGGATTCCTTTTGGCGCGATTGGATAGGCAAAGGTTATGGCTAAGCTGTCCGCAAAATCACTGGATGCTAAACCTCGTTTCTTCATATCTTCCTTCCTCTCAAGCTGTATCTGATTTCTCATGTTGTATCCGTATTCCACTCCGATGAGATCATCATGAAGCTCTCTGTATTTCGGAACTGATCCACCCTGCAACCATTCTTTCATCCGGCCCCACATTTCTGCTCGTTTATTAAGGTATCTTTGATCATCAGCTTTAGCTCCGAAATTAACATCAATACAGGTGATCGAAAGTTGCCTTAAACGGTCCACAACACCACCACCCACACCACCACCATCGACAAAGACCGTATCAGGCAAATACTCTGCAATTACCTCGGCAACTCTAGCCGCGAGTTGCATAGTGTCCAACCCTCTATACTTCCTCCAGGGTATAGTTCTAGCATCACGTCCACGTCGGAAAGAAATGACGCTCTGGTCATCACCGAACCTTGCAACATCTACCCCAATGATAAGAGGTTCATGAGACAGCGTTCTTACTTGCCGCTCTTCTGCCGATGTTGCAATATCGCTGGGGATAAACTGCATGGAACTGGCAGACGGGAACTCCCCTCGAACTCGAACTTTCACAAAGTCACTGTCTTCCCCATAGTCTTCGATCCATTCGTCGAGTTTGCATTTATCTGTCATGCGACAATCACGACTGTCTATTTGCCATAGTAACCAGCGGTGTTTGAATTTGCCGAAACACTCTCTGAATCTGCCTGTATTCCTGGTAGGATTGCCAAAGGCAAGCCGCATCGCGCCAGGAGTCGTCATCGCTCCCTCCGAAACCTCCCAGATAATATCGGCGATAGCTGACGCTTCATCGTAGATGATTAGAACGTGTTCGCCGTGTTGCCCCGCAAATGCTTCAGGATTCTTCTCGCTCCAGGGAATTGCGGCAGTAAACCAAGTTTCTGGATGATCAACGTGGTAGAACTTAGTGGCAGTCCACTCAAACCAGTTTTTTACCAGACAACGCTTATGCCAGACAGCCAGTTCCCTCCAGGTTTTAGTTTCTAATTGACATTTAGTGTTTGCCGTCACAACTCCATTCAGGTGCGGCTTCGTTGTCATAGCCCATATAATGATCCAACTCGATAAAGCACCTTTACCGATACCGTGACCTGACGCTACGGCGGCCTGGAAGGCTTCCGTATCACCTGACCCTATGGCTACTCCTATTTCACCTAGAACCTCCTTCTGCCATTCATCGGGTCCGTCATGACCCCTTAAGTCACCCTCTCCCCAGGGAAAGGCGAAGTAGATGAATCCAAGAGGGTCATTCACGAAACCCGCAACGTCGAAAATCATTTGTTCAGTATGGTTTACCTCAAGCGTTTCAGTCATTCCCGTTACCCCTCGCTTGTTTCACTCGTTCATGAGCTTTCGCCAGAACAGATTCAAGGTCGGAATCTCCCTTGTGTTCAAGTTCTATAGCTTTTCTCTTGGGGTATACATAGCCAATTAAATCCATATTTAATCTTGCTCGAATTTCTAGAGGGGTTGATTCATCCTTCGCAAGATCAATAACAGCGGCAACAGGATCATGATTAAACTGTTCAAGTTTTTCCTCGAACAATCTTGTCTTGAGTTTCTTGTAACCCTTTTGCGGTCCTTTTGGGTTTCCGCTAACTCCAGGCTGATATTTTCCGTTACCCTGTCTTTTCTTTAACTTGGCAGGAGCCTTATCTTTCTTAATTATCTTTTGATTCGCCATGAAGAGTTCCTCTAATAAATAGGAGCGAGACAACCAACAATAGCCTCTCCCCTACGAGGAGAGGCTATATATTTAAAATGGGACTACGATAGCTTCATACCCATAATTTGGCGATTTAAAATCTGGCTTCACATACTTCGGGTCATCCGCCACTACAAGAGTTAAAGTGACCGAAAGCCCCATCAAATTCCCTCCGTCGTCATCTACATAAAACTTCCCCTCTTCATTTTTTGCCACACCTAAAACTTTAAGTTTTCTTGCTACTATGCGGCGACTCTTTTCAGAAAGGGGATAAAAGTCGTTACACAAATGCACCTCTGTCTCGGTACTTCTGAATGAGACTACCAGTCCATTAGCGTTGATTTTAACTTTGTAGACTTGAGCCTCATACCTACCAGGCTCAACCCTGTCATACTTTCCTGATGTTTCTGCTTCAGAGAAAACAAACATATTTTTAGTCTCCATATTAGTATTGTGTTGTGATTTATCGATTGATGCATTACTGCCACCAAACGTTGGTACATTTTGTTGTTTGTTGTTTATAAATAGAGGACCATGCTCAGTCTCATTGCCGACAGGTTGTGGACCATCAAACATCATTGATGCCATCCAATGACCTCGGCCTCGAATTTCATCGTTCATATCCTTTTCCCCTGCTCTTTGTAGATGATCCGCATGGATTCAATCACCAATTTCCATGATATTTGCATGGCCTCTTCATGGTTTTTTCCAAACTCTGGTTTCCGGCAGGAAGCGTACCAGCCATTGAAGGCTTCCAGTTCCACTTCCGTCAGCATTTCAGTCTTGGGAGTTTTTATGATTTCAGGGTCGAACATATTTAATTCTTGGGTAGGTTCTTTAGAGTTTGGCCTAGGTGGAATTAAAGGTATTAATGGAATTAATTGATCAGGCGAGGGGTTTGTTTCCTTTAATTCCATTAATTCCATGTTGGTGGTATATTTGAAGTCTCTCCAACTCATAGTTTCCCTCCAAGTAGAACAGCAGGATTGACGTGATAAACAAGGGCAGGACGACCAGGAGTGCCTGTTTTCGCCGGGCTAACTTCGCTAATCACGTTCCACCCGATTAAGACATCGAGAGCCTTTAGAAGCCGATCAACCTTTAGAAACCGTCCGTGATGATCTCTTTGGCAATCGCCTCTTTTGAAATGTAGTTCTCCTTTATCTTTAATCCAACGAAGAACAATATTTGCGTCAGCTATAGTTTGGTCTGCCCCCATAGAATTGAAGGCTTTCTGAGTGTGGGGAATAAGCGACTCACAGAAATCCAAGACTCTGGTCATCTCTGCCTTATTAATCTCCGTATTCTGGTCAATATTAATAGCCACATTGCAAAGACCGGCGATTCTCAGTGCCGCTCCCGGTAGCTTGCCCGTCCAGTCCTGGATGGACTCAAACTCACGGCGTTCTCCTTGCCGGGACTCTATGTATTGACTAAACTGTTTCCATATATCTAAAGCCTCTTCGTTTACATGAATTACCCTGGGGACTTCTGTGCCAGTTTCATCCAATACAGGTTGTATTCTCAACAGATCAAATATTCCATCCCTATAGCGTCTCTTTATATCTTCAGGAATGGGTATTCTCTTTCCTACGTCACGATCCCCAATATTAGAGACTGGGAAGCAGTACATGAATCGAGCTAATGCACCTACTCCTCTGAAGTGACTCTTGCCTTTATTGCCAAAGCCGCTCAAGATCTCTGGTTGTACAGCAAG